TGTTCTATTTGACTTAAATTCCACCAAGGATTCACAATATGCATTTGACGTATATTTTTGAAATCTACACCTTCCGATAATGCATCGGTGATGATGACTATTTTTATTCTATTTCCGTCAGCATTGGATTTGTCATTGATGAGCGAAATCATTTCTTGAATATCAATATTTAAGGATGGATTGAGAACAGTATAATTTTTGCCATTATCTTTTTTATTGTAATTGGTACAAATATTGGTTCGGTGATTATATTTATCTACTAATTTATAACCAATTGCTTCTAATGCAATGGCAACTGGACAAATACCTTCTTTGATTTGTTTTACATATATAATTCCAATGCCTTCAAATTGTTGCATGGTTTTTTGTAGTTGAAATAATTTTCCACTATATTCTTGTAATCGGTCGTGATCAAAAAAATGATTCGTATTTTTATAGGAGAAAATAGGTAATTCTTTCTTTTCTTCTTTATCAATTCGCATAGCATCTCCGATACTTGTAGTATCTTCTGGATAAGTAATTAATGTCATTTGTAAAGCTACATGGCCTAACAAATCTTGTCCTTTGAATGTTTCCATAACATCAATATATTTTTGTGATTGGGATTTGCTTAATACAACAGGGAAAATTTGTAAATGTTCTAGATGATATTTACTATTGGTAGGGTGTGTATATTTTATTTTGGGATAAATTCTATAAGGAAATGAATACGGATTTTCACCTTTTACATATGAAATATATCCGTGCAAATGTTGGTTTAATATTTCTTCACCTCCGTCAACAAAATCATCATTGGAATTAAAAACAGATTTTACATCATCTATAAAAGGAAGTTTATCGTTTTTATTGAGTAATTTGGATAAGAATACGAAATCTTGACAACTATTAAAAGCGGGAGTTGCAGTCATCATTAATAATTTAATGGTTGTATAGTCAACAATAGTGGACATGACGGAAGAAAAACTGTTTGGATCTTTATCTTCTTTGATGTTGTGAACTTCGTCTAATATAAATAAGGCTCCTTCGTATTTATCTTTAATATATTTTTGTTTGGAATATTCATTTTTATTGGCAAGATTACTAACAACATCATTTGCAAATCCGACACATCCACTAAATATATAATACGTATTAATTTGGGATTTGATTAATTTAAATAGGGTTGCTTTATCCATGGTAACTAATTGGTATGGATCTATTTCTTCTATGAATTTATTTCCAATACAACTATTGCAAATCCATTTGTCATTTATTTTTTCTAATTGGGTTTCATTGAATAATTGATATTCAAAATTTTCTGTAATGGCAGACGACATGGATAGAACATAAATGCGTTGACCTTTGCCTGACCGTTTTAAATAATTTCGGTATTCTTCGCCAATGGTAATGGCAGAACAAGTTTTACCAGTTCCTAATCCGTGAAATAAAATCATTCCATTATATGGTGTATAATTAGACATGAAATTTCGGACAAACATTTGATATGTAGTTAGGTTCATAGTTAATTTATCATTATCATGTACAATTTGTTTTACATCTTCTTCTGAAGTAGGTTTATGAATTTTAATCGGTAAATTAAATTCTTTGTAGTGGTATAATTCGTTTGAAAATTGATCGGCAGTATCATTGTTTATATTTGGGTATAATGAAAAAGGTTCGTCTATTATAATTTTAAATATTTTTTGTGCATTAAATTTAAGTAAAGAATTAGCTATTTTTTGTACATTCATATATATTTATGAATAATATTTATTCTGAAATATATCTGCATATACTATGGAAGTATATGTAGTTGTTTCCCCTACGAGCGGGGTTAAAAAAGATGTTTATAATAAATTTGATGTATTTGAAGTAGATAAAACGCAAACTCTCTTTACTAAACCTCGTAAGTTAATTATAGGAAAAGAATATGATGTATCTTATTTTGATGATTCGTATTCAATCTATAAACCTACTCTACGCAAATTAATATTTATGAATGAAGGTATAGATATGATGTTATTTAAAAATAAAATTAATGGTAATAATGTAGAAATAAATTTATTTAATTTAGAAAGTATTTCGGAATTATCTGGCGAAACAGATGAAGTATATGTTGTTGTTTCAGTTATTCCTTCCGTAGATAAAAAAGAGTATGCTAATGCGGTTGAAATAGTTGAAAAACAAAATATATATACTAAACCGAGACAACTAGTTGTTGGACAAAAATATATCGTGAAACATAAAAATGCCAAATCAGATGTTATTGAACATCATGTAATATTCATTCAAGAATATGATACACACTTTTTATTTATGGATGGCGAGAATCCTTTAAACATAGATGTATTTAAACTAGTAAGTATTTCAAAAATAAAAGAAAATACTTTAGATGATGTATATGGAGGTAAAAAATCTAGATCGTATCGCAAAAGAAATTATAAACGTCGTAAGTCTATGCGTCGGTAAATATTATTTTTTTGGGGTTGTCCAAAAAATAATATTTAGAAAATACTTCCTCCCGCAAAATTGGAAGGCATAGGCTCAAATGGTTCTTGAGCATTTGCGCTCGGCATGTTGGGACCTGAAAACATGGTATTGAAATCAGGTTCAGGCGATGAACTTGACATAGGATTGGATGTATTTAATCCAGGAGGAAGTAGTTGAGGAGGGTTGTTCGTATTCATTCCGCCACCGCTAATAGGTTGTACTGAATTTAGTTTTACAGGTGCCGAAGCAGGTTTTTCATTAAAAATTCTGTCAACTAGGATGGAAACTTTTTCACCCAATTTAGAAATATTTAGCATAACTACCAAAACAGGTAATATAGTAGTAATAACATTTTGTTCGGCATAGGGTATTCCACTCATAGTTGGCATGTAAGTAATAATACGATGAATGAATAAAATTCCTACAAAAATAACGACAACTTGAATCATGATTTCAGCTGTAAGTTGAAAAGTTCCTTTATCTCTGTCTATTTCAGGCATATAAGTGTTGACACCTTTATTTAGGAGAGTTACAAATATAACAGATAGTACGGAATATTGTATGATATTTACAATTTCATTTTTGCTATCTGTTTCAAAATTAAATACATGATTAAAAAAAGTTTGTTTTTCAATAGTATCCATTTATTTATAATAAGAAATTATTATTAGTTAAAAATGATATTAATAAATATTTAGGCATTATATGAAAAAATCTGTTGATCCTCCTAAACTAATTCCTGTCCAACAAGCAATTTTTATGGTAAATGATAAAATTAAAAGTCTTGAAACAAAATTAAACAGTACTGTTTCTCTTTTAGAAAATAAACTAGGTAAACATGAAACCTATGTAACCGATAACATGCCAGACATTGATTTGTTCAATACTGCATTTTCGGATATTAATAAACGATTGTTGGATTTAGAATCTTTAAATGACCGTATTGCAGTTTTAGAAAGTAGTTTAAATGTAAAACCTCCATCTACAACCCCCAAAAAAAAGAGCACTGTAAAATTAACCGAATTAAAGGATACTTCTGAACCAGGTATTTCTTTTTCTTAAAACTGTATAAAAACAAAAATATATATTGTTAATAATGAATTATTTGGTATCCATATTAACAATATGTACAGTGATTATACTATATATTCATATAGTGTATCAATTAAAAACAAGCAACGATTTAGAATTGTTTGAATTAGATACGCCAAGTAAAATAAAATTGGAAGAAGTGTGTGATTTGAGACAGCCTCTGTTATTTCCGTATTCAGAAGAAAATATCAATCAATGTACTTTATCCAAATGTATGGAATACAAAGCATTTGATGTTACTGTATATGATCCCAGTTATAATCCATTTCAATCTTCTTTAGAAAAAGCAATAAAATTATTTGATAATAAATATATAACTATTCACAATGCTGATTTTTTGAATGAAACCATGATTTCGCGATATTTTAGCGAAACAGATGATTATTTGAGACCTCCTATGGTCTCCACTATTGTATATGATATTTTATTTGGAGGAGTTGGATGTAGTACTCGGCTAGAGTATAGTACATATTACCGTAATTATTTTTATGTATCAGAAGGATTTGTAACGATTAAACTTTCCCCTCCAAGAAATAATAAATATTTAGATGTTAAAAAAAATTATGCAAAAGAAGAATATTATTCTACGATTGATGTATGGAAACATGTTCCAGAAAAGGTAAAATTTTTAGAAATAAAAGTATCCAAAGGACAAATGTTATTTTTACCAGCTTATTGGTGGTATAGTATACAATTTGGGAAAAATGCATGTGTATGTACATTACAGTATAAAACTGTAATGAACGTCATAGCAACATTGCCAGATTTATGCATTGGCATTTTACAACGCCAAAATACAAAAACGAAATTAAAAATTAATCAGTCTTCTCGCGAGAATCCTTCATCCTCTGACGAGTCTCGCACATTAGCAACCCCCGATGAACCCCTGTAACATCAGTAGCATTGTATTTGTGCTTGGCATGCTCAATCTGCGACTTGACAAACTCTACGTACTCGCCTTGTACAAGATACTTGTATTGTGCCGACTCTACACTTAGATTGGCATGATGCACAAAAATATCCTCGCCCTCGTGGGTGATGAATCCATATCCAGTTTTGGTGTTAAACCACTTTACGCAACCAATTACACGCGACATACTATTAATGTAGTAAATTCTTTATATTATTTTATATTTATAATATAATGTCATCTGAAAATAGTCAAGAAGTATTAAATATGTTGTTTACAGTTATTGAAGGAACGGCAAGTGTTTTAATGTTTGTAAATAAATCCATGTTTTGGGCAACTATTATTTATATTGTTGTTGTATTTGTGCAAGGTATTTTAATATTAGCTACAATTAATGTTCCTTCCGATAAAAATGATTTTAGATATTTTATGAATATGTTGAACAGTAACGGTATATCATTATTATTATATGTGTTAATTGTATTAAGTGTATATGCTTATTGTATAAACCATAGTTATTCCTACATAATAAATGACGAAATAACTGACTCCTGGTCTTTTTATGCAAAAATAATAGGATTTATCATGGTATGTATTACAGGTATTATTTATAATATTACAAATACAGTATTTAAAACTCCACAATCACCTGATTATAAAACACAAATTGAAGCTCCTCATGCTTATGGTATTGCCATTACACATGTATTAACTTTATTTGTTTATTTTCAGTTTATTATATCCATGTATTACCAAACCGATGGATTTACAATATAATTTTATAAGCAATACCATACGATGTATCTGACTCCCAAATACCAGAAATTTTAATAATAATATTATTTGTAATTTGTTGTAATTTGTAGGTTAAAATTTGTTTCAAGTGTAAAATTTTCTTTTTAGAACAATTATAGATGGATAAAATATTATTTTCAATTGAATTTAATGTATCTAATGTGGTTGGATAAAAAAAGGATTGATTAGGTATAGATAAAAAAAGACCATTAAATGCAATATACGGTGTAGAATAAATGATCCGAGTAAATAAACTGTTGGATATTAAATTATTTTTTACAGATGGTAATAAAAATACATATTGGTTATTATAAGAATTTATATTGGTTAATAACAACATAGTATCCACTTGTGTTATATATTTAAATATCAATATAAATTATTATAGTTACAATGAAAAGAAATGCAATAAAGATTAATAAAAATCCCGTACAATTATAAATAAATGTTTCCATCATTTCTTCTTTTTCGCGATCAAATCCTCCAACAAGGTACATAGTATTTTATGTGTGAACATTTTAATATATTTTTCCTTAATATTCGTGTATGAATAATTTAATTAAAATTTTAGTAGTTTTTTAATTAAATACAAACGCATTATCCAGATAAATATATATTTAAAAAAAATACTTAAATAACTACTACTATATAGTGTATAATGCCCGCCAAGTCCAAGTCCGTTCCTAAATCCGAGACTGTTGTTGCTGCCGCACCAGTTGTTGTCGCTCCTCCTGTTGAGGTACCTGCTGCGGTAGTTGAGGAGTCCAGCGGTGATCTTTCCACTGAGTTTGCCACTGCTATGACCAAGATGTCAGGTCTTCGCCAGCAGCTTTCGGCTGTCATGCTTGATGTCCGCACTCTTCAGAAGCGTGTTGACCGCGAGATGAAGGCAGCACTCAAGAGCAGCAACAAGCGCAAGGCAAAGAACGCAACCCGTGCTCCCAGTGGTTTCGTAAAGCCAACCCCTATCAGTGATCAGCTTGCCGATTTCCTTGGCAAGCCCCACGGTTCTCTTCTTGCCCGCACCGATGTAACTCGCGAGATCAACGCTTACATTCGTGCCAACAAGCTCCAGGACACCACCAATGGTCGCAAGATCAACCCTGATGCAAAGCTCAAGAAGCTCCTCGCAGTCAAGGCCGACGATGAGCTCACCTACTTCAATCTCCAGAAGTTCATGAGCCAGCACTTCAAGAAGGCAGCCCCTGCTGTTGCTCCTGCAGTCTAAATTCCTACAAAAAATCCCTCCCCCAAAAAATAAATATAAAAAATTTTTAGTTTTTTATATTTAAAAAAATGGAAATGGTCTTACACAGTCAATGAATTTACAATTTCATTCAAGTATTCATATTTAGTATTTGAAATGTCAAAATCTTCACAAATAGATTCCAAGTTTTCGTAATTTGCATAAATATTATTATTCTTTAACCAATCATACAAGTTGTTATTACCTGACGTGCGATATTTATTATACAAGTACATGAATATTTGTTTATTTGTTTTGCTATAATCTGTCCCAGCAATCACGCACAATCGTTTAAAATCCTCGTACGATATTTTCAAGTATTTTAGAATATCATCCAACTTGTAAATAATTGCCGTTTTATTTTCAAAATTTACATTTCGTAATACTCGTTTGCAACCATATACAAGCATATCCGTATCATCACTCATACATGCATATACTTTATCGTGAAACATGAGTTTGGCACATATTTCATCGGCTTCAAATGGAGCAACAATATAAGTTATTCCCATTTTATCCATAATTTCTTTTACTTTGGATACATCCAAAATATTTACTTTAGTACACTGCTGTTTCAATACCGTCATTTGATCTGTATTTATATTATTGTCCAGTAAATACTTGTATTTTTGCCATGATTTTTCTTTTTCATCTTTGCGAAACTGAAGTTCAATCTGTTTGTTATCTTTTGGTTTACCGTCAAATATAAAAATTCCTTTTATTTCATATTTGACAAAATCCATAAACATAAGTGTAATCATTTGAATCAAGTTATCCAATGCCTTGAATTTATATAAGTAAATAGAAATATCCACCACAATGGTTTTACCGCGCAAGTTCTCAAATGTAACATATTGCATACCCCTTGGACAATTTTCCATCAAAAATTTATTCAAATGACGAACTCCCATTAATTATAAACAATGAATATAGTTTATGAAATCAATTTTTCCAAGATAAATGTAAATTTTGTTTAGATTCATATACACATAATGCATTTTTTAATTGCAACAATTCATTCATCATTTTTTTAAATTTAGAATGGGTTATAGTTTGTACTAAATGTATGATTTGTTTTTTTGTATACAATGGACTATTTGTATATATAAGCGAAGTATAATAGTCCATGATTGAATTTTCACCTGTCATATAATCGTATATTTCTTTATTTTTTAATCCATCAAAATTTGTAATCGTCATATCTTTTATTTTTTCAATAAATGCGAATAATGATTTTAATGCATGTTTTGCATGTTTTGTTTGAACATCAAATTCAATATAGAGTGAAGTTCCACATAAATTTATCTCATTTAAAACCATAATGTCATATACGATTGATTTTTTTGTTCGCATTTCATCAAACAATAAAGTATGTAATACAGATTTAATCAAATGAATATAAATATAATTTGTTTGTTTTGCAAAAGGGAAACCAATTAATATTTTTGTGTTTTCTATATTTTTTTTGGTAAATACAATATCATGGTTATAGCTGTAACAATCGGTAAAATCAAGATTATGTTTGAATGTACTTGGTTTTAATCGTTGTTTAAATATTGAATATACATCGCGTTCTTTAAAATCACCCAATACAATAAACATCATATTTGTATTATTAAAATAAGTATCAAACATTGTATATACATCATCCACGCTAATTTTTTTCAAATTATCAATTTGTAATTGCCAATCATCTGTATATTTTAATCCATCTATTTTAAAAAATTCTTTATTAAATGTATCCATCAAATTTGCATTGGGTTCAGTAGAAAAAGTTAATAATTCATCTATGACCGCTTGTTTTTCTTTGTCCATCGTGGAGGTTGTCAATACAGGTTTATTTATAATAGACGTCATATACGTTATCATATTTTTCCATTCATGATTTAATCCTTTGATATAATAATTCATTGTTGTTTTATCCGTAGATGCATTTGTATAATATCCTTTGTTATCCCAATATCTACTACATGATAATTTGCATTGTTTCCATCCTTCTACCATCATATGTTCTAGTAAATGATTAATACCAGATAATTCTTTTGTTTCATTATAAAATCCGCTACGTATTACGCATTCTATATGTAACTGATTTGTATTCGGTTGTTTCACAAACAACACCTTATATCCATTAATTACATGTAAATGAATATGATCACCTTGTTTACGCGTTTTCATATTATAATTGGATATTATTTATTGTCATATTTGTAAAAGTATCCGTAGATGGAATTGTTTTAAATAAATTGGCAGATTTACAATGGGTTGTTATATAATCTACATATGCATTTGGGTCTGAAATATTCAAAAATGGTTTATTATGTGCATGACACCAATTTACAAAATCATACGGTTGATTCATTAATATTCCTCCCAAAATAATATATGCAAATGCATTTGTTTTTTCGTGAAATTCTGTAGATGGATCAAATAAATCTTTATACGATAAATTCATATGTGTCAAAATTTTTGACATTTGTCTTCTTGAAAAATCACTTTCTTTTTTTAATAAACTTTTTACAGGAATACCATTGACAACTGATATCATACAGCAATTTAATATTCTTGCCCATATTTCACAATAAGATTCATTCAAGTGAATATTTTTATTGACTGGAAATAATGGATAAATTAAATATTGTTTATCTCTTAATATTGCGTCGTATTCAAATAAATGCATACACTCATGAAAAAATACTTTTAACCATTCTTCTTCTCTATATATAACAATTGAATTTCCCATAGTATATCCAGTATTTAATGCATCTTGTCCTAACAATTCGCCTTTAGCTGGGAGTTGTTTTCTAACATCTGTGAATAAAAAATCTATGTTGATGATTGGCATAGTTGTATACTCCAACATAAATCGTAATACAGTCATTACAATTTGATACCGATGAATACAATCATCTTTCATTGTGGTAAAAAATCGTATGCGAATTTTGGACGCATTGATACGTCCAACATATTCAACTCCATATTTTAAAGTATGAAATTGGGATGTAACACTATCAGGACAATGATCGGTATATTCTGAAAAGTTTATTTTGGGTGTTGTTTTTAAATAATGGTTGGGTAATTCATTATATTTTAATAATGCATTACACAAATCTTGCATATAAAGTGTATTTATATTTTTTTGCGTGTAGTATTATGGCGATTGTTCCCACCCTTCTTTTTAGTTTCCTTTTTACATGTGTTATTAGGGTCATTTGCTAAACAGTTAATATATTCTGCCTTCTTTTTTTCACGGGGTTGTACTAATTCTGGATTATTTTTGGCAACATATTTATCCCATGCTTCTTTTAGTTGAGTTACATTTAATTTTTCTAATTTTTGTTTTTTACCTTCAACTGAATCAGATGAATTATAAATTTCAAGAATAGAAGCAATTACTGCGTCAGTTCCTGGAGGAATATTTACTTTTTTAACTGCAGGTTCTTCTGCAACTACAACTGGTTTTGGTAGTTCTGGGGCAGCTACTGGTTCTGGTGCTGGGGGTGCAGGTTTTGGTGGTTCTGGTTTTTCTGCAACTGGCTCTGTGGGTTTTGATTTTTTTTTGAGTTTAAGTTCTAGTGGTGCTGGGGGAGGCGCTTCTACAACAGGAGGTTCTGGTTCTTTAGCCTTAGGTGGTGATTTGGCTTCCACTTTTGGATTTAATACTTTTTGTAATTCTTGTTCTTGTATATCTAATGGTTCATTCACATCACGATTTCCTTTTCTGTATAATTGTGTATAAGTTGCAGAAAATTTATTAAATTCTTCCGAATCCACTGATTTTACACCTGGGTAAATTCTATACAATAGTGTCAAATAATTTGTGAACATTTTGTCTTTTTCTGCATACGTCAAATCAGTTTCTTCGTACATTTTGAAGATAATAACAATTACAGCTTGAAATATAGTATCTTCATTATCTCCCGATTCTGGTTTATTTCCATTCTTTCCTAAATAAAATTTATCTCTAATTGTATTCAAATCTGCTTGTGAAAATAAATTGTACAATTCTTTAATACTACGTTCAACCAATTTATTTCCTTTTACACCTTCTGCAATTTCTTTACGAAATTCATGAACTTCCGCTACATATTCATTTTTGGGTGCATGAACATCGTCCACATTTTTGGTTGCTCGGTAAATACTGTCAAAGAAACAATCTCCTTCATCTGCAGTTTTAATTACTCCTAATTTTAACGAATTTTCTACACCTTTTACTTGAGTTTCATGGTGAGGTTTGCACACACGATCAATTATTTTTTGTGGTAATTCATTTTCATTAAATAATACTTTTCCTTCATGTTCAATTAATTTATAATGGGTTCGGGGTTCATACAGCACCATTACATATTTCTTGGCAGGATCATGTTCTACACCTTCAAGAATAGGATACATTTTCATTTGGAAATTTATTAAGTCTCCATCTCCAGGATCAGCCTTAACTACCGCAGGAGGTATACCCTCGGTATAACGTACTCCTTCTGAAATGACAATAATATATACATCGGTATGTAATGCAGTCATAAAAACACCAACACTGTTTACCCATTTTCTGGGTTTTATAAAATTTGTCATGAAAGTTGGAACAATTTCGGCAGATTTTAATTCTTTATCATTGTTGAAATATTCTTCTATGGCGCGGTCTTCATCTGCATTAGCTGCATCCAAAGGAACAAATGGTTTGGATACTTCACTTTCTTCCTGTACAACCTCTACAACTTCTGCAGCCTTTTTGGGTGGCTTTGTACCTTTTACGCGCTGGGATTTGGACATTTTTGCAATAAATTCATCATGAATTGTCATATTTTCTTCTCCTAATTCCATTACTTTAAAATCACCATCACTGTCCATCATTTCTGAACGGTCTTTATCTTTTGTAAATTCAAAATAACCAATATTTTCGGTTACTTTGCGAGTGCTTTTGTCTACATTGTAAATGTTATAACGAACATGTGTTTTATTGTGTTCGTAATCATTACCAATACAAATATAAATATTTTCTAAATTAAATTTAGGTAATGTAACTTCAAATACTTGTTTTTCTTGGTCAATATCAGATGGGTGAATTTTTTTACTCATATTATATATGTATACTATTTAAATTCTTTAAATGATATCCAAAATATCCATCAACCGAAATAAAATTTTATTCGGAACATTTTTTATTATAAATGAATTACGATGTATATTTAATTTAGAATGGATTGGTTTACTTTTGGAAATTAAAATAAATAAATGTTCTACTATTTCTTCCATTAAAATTGGGTTATTCACTGTGTGCAATAATTCTACTAAATCTTGTATCAAACGTTTTAATTTATCTATATCTATAGTATCACTTATGGATAAATATACTATAAATTGACTAAATGTTCTAAATCTTTCAGTCAATTCATTAGATTTACAAAATTCGTCATAATTATCAGAAGACACACATTTTATTTGTTTTATGTTGGACAAGTGTCCACTTAACTTTTCGTATAATAATTCTTTAAACACTGGCCACTGTTGTATCAAAGATATATATAATTTTGCATACAATTGTCCATAAAAAGAATTATTCATGATAATATCAAAAATAACAATACTAATTTCATTCACGTCTACCACATTTTGCATCAACTCTACAATAGTATCATGTATAGTTGTGTAATTATCTTCAGATAATTTATTCAATAAAATAGTTACTTGTTGTGGTGTAGTATATATTTTTTCTGGTTTTACTTGTATTTTATAAGGTTGAATACCAATACTTGCTGATATAGTTTGAATCGTTTTAATTACTTCTTCACTGAGAAGATTAGTTTTTTTCATTTCCTTAAAATTTAAAAGTGTATACATACTTAGTATATATAGAATATCTTTTAAATTAAAACTTAAACATAAATGGGCTATATTGCTGTATGAGTGACAATTGGGATAAAATGGATCTGGACATAAATTTATTAAGAGGTATATATTCAAATGGATTTGAACGACCAAGTCAAATTCAAACACAAGCTATTCCCATTATTTTAAGTGGAAAAGATGTAATTGCACAAGCACAATCTGGTACAGGTAAAACGGGAGCATTTTGCATCTCTACTTTACAAAAGTGTACGGATGAACCTAAATTACAAGCCATTATTCTTTCTCCAACGCGAGAATTATCTATTCAGACACACAGTGTTTTTGAAAAGCTGGCTTTATATAAAGGTATAAAAGCACAATTATTAATCGGCGGAATTTCTATTGATAATGATATTAAACATATGACCCAACATAAGTCTCAAGTTCTTATTGGTTGTCCTGGTAGAGTATTGGATTTTTTGAATCGCAGCGTTGTACCTACCACTGATATCAAAATTATTGTATTGGATGAAGCCGACGAAATTTTATCGTTTGGCTTTCAATCTCAATTATACAATATTTTTCAATATTTATCGGATAAAGTTCAAGTAGTCATGTTCAGTGCAACTATTAAAAACGAATTACACGAAATTGCCAACAAAATTATGATTGATCCCGTAAAAATATTGGTAAAGTCCGAAATGCTCACTTTGGAAGGAATATCACAATATTACATTCTATTCCAAACAGATCAAGATAAAATAGATGCACTCAAGGATTTATATAATTTTATTTCCATGTCGCAATCTATCATTTATTGTAATTCGGTAAAACGTGTTATTGATTTGTATAATGTATTAAAATCTCAAGGATTTCCAGTATGCTGTATTCATAGTGAAATGGAAAAGTCAGAAAGAACCAATGCCTATAATGAATTTAAATCTGGAAAATATAGAGTATTAATATCTTCCAACGTTACTGCACGCGGTATTGACATTCAACAAGTAAGTACGGTGATTAATTTTGATTTGCCAAAATGCGTAGATACGTATTTGCATCGGATTGGAAGATCAGGACGCTGGGGCAGGAAAGGTGTCGGAATTAATTTTATAACTAATTACGATACTGAAAAAATGAAAAATATTGAGCAACACTATGCAACTCAAATTAAAGAATTTCCTGCTAACTATGGAAGTTTGTTAAAATAATTTTTTACTTTTTCTCTTTTTACGATTTTTTTGTCTACTTTTACGTTTTCCGCCATATCCAACTTTTTCTTTATATCCATCTTTTTTATCATCTTTAAATACTGGTTGTCCTTTTAAACCCGTATTACACGATTCATCTAAAATACGTGCAACTTTTACACCATACATCAAGTTTAAATATTTTAATACATTAAATATAAGGTCTGTACTAATTATATGTCGTGGTCCCAATTCTCTAGTTGAAATATTATCTTGTATATAGTGAAGTATTTCCATTATTTCTTGTGCGTTTTCATGCTGTTCCATAGGCATACCAAATGTATCTGTTAGTTCTTCCATTGTACAAGTTAATAAATTTATTCTTTTTCCTCCAAATGTAACTAATACACAATGATAATCTTTATCGGCTAAATATGACTTATATACAAAATGGGATACTTTATTTTCAGGAGTTGTATTAAATTCTTCACATGCAAATAAACATAATGGAACTTTAATTGGAGGACGTCCTGGTGCAGGAGTACCATATAAAATTCCTTCTCTTGCACACCTCCACTCATTTGCCATACATTCTTCCGCACTAAATGCGAGTGCAAATGATCTAGTTAATTCTTCTGCTATAACTTCTGCAGTTTGACCTTTAAATCTATAGGAAGAATATATGGTTGGAGCTGGAACTCCACATAAAGAGACATTTTTTTTCATCACATTTATTCCCTCTGGAATACGTCTGACCTCGGGGTGAGTTTTTCCATGACACATAATAAATACTCCAACTCCTATGTCATCATCTGCAGCCATTGCATGATAAAACATTTCTGCATCTTCAATTTGTTCTGCTCTATCAGGTCCAGTTGGATGTTCTTCGGTATGTACACCTGATAATTCTGCCATAATTCTTGCTGTTTCCATCTCAGGTGTTCTTGAAGCTGACATTTCTGTCATGAATGTTGCTGCTTCCATTTCTTCAGGAGTTCTTGCCATATAGTAAGTATTTATTTTATATTGCATACTTTCAACAAATGTATAATCGTAATAAGATACTAATTATACATTTGACCAACTTTTTTACTTTTTCTCTTATGTTTGCGTCTACTTTTACGTTTTCCGCCAAATCCAACAACAACTCCCCCTATATCCTTAAGCCCTGTCCTACCTCCATTGCAAGATTCATCTAAAATTCGTACAGCTACAACTCCATACATGAAATGTAATAATAATGATAAATTAAAAATAAAATCAGTTGTAATTGTTGGAATTCCCACAGCACGACTTTTTTCTCTAAATTCAATATTACTATTTATATAATCAACTACCTTTTTTATTTTTTCGTAATTTGGATGACTTGGATCAATTTGTAATATGTTAAATCTGGACAATATTTCTTCTATACCACTTACAGTAAATAAATCAATTGTTACTCCTCCAAATGAAAACAACGCACAATGGGTTGGACCAGTGACCATATAAATTTTTAATATATAATGAGTAGTAAAATTTTCACTGTTTGTGTTGAATTCTTCGCATGTTAATGAATCTATATGAACACTTTCGGGCGTTTTTGTTCCCTCAACTACACCTTTTATAATACCAGGGTTACTTGGATCTCTACCTACCCATGGTGTGGTTCTACATCTCTCTTGTGTAAATGCAGGCGCAAATGATGAAGTTAATTGTTCAACTATAACTTCTGGTGTTTCAGTTGGAGGTCTATATCTAGTGGTAAATGGGGATGACGTACCGCATTCAGATATGTTTTTTTTAATAATTTTTAATTGAGGTGGAATACGTCTTTCTATATGTTTATGAAGTAAACCATGACATCTAAAAAATACTCCAATACCTTCTGTATCGTCTCTTACTAATAATTTCAAATCTTCATCATCTGTATAACTTCTAGTAAGTGCCATATCGGTTGAAAACAAAGCATCCATTTCTGCATCTGATATTAGTTGAGCTGCCATAGAATTACTTAATATTTAATAATTGCGAAGTTGAATCAAAAATATACCATGCCAATACTCCATGTGTTGCAACGAAAGATAAATCATACATGGGATTTAATACATGAATATATCCCAATAATAACACCATTGTATAAATATCAATAGATGGATAATACCACACTCTATATATATTATCCACGAGTAATGCTACCATAGAATAGTTTGAAATATTGTTAGGAGAATATTTATACAAATACAACAAATTTAACAAGTGTAATCCACTTGATATATAAAACCATTCTGGATACATATGTCTAATATATTCTACATGACACCAATGAAATGCAACAACATCTAACAATATCCAATTGGAATTATTTGTAACAATCCCATTATGGTATTTTGCAATTTCATTGTGATATAAATAACTTGTAATACCTGAAAATAAACTTGTAAGTTTAACTAAGTTATAATCATATGCAGTTATGTATATTATTATACCCGCATTCATCAACATTGTATACGACACAATAGTGTGATTTAATATATGGTATACGCCATTTTTTAATGGTTTACACATTTTTTTGCATATAAGAACCCACCAGTATAAATTAAGCGAATACATAGATATCAATGATAGTATATACGCAGTTGGTATGGATTCTGTATGAAATAAATAATACCAATCATAAATACGAAATTTAAAAAATAATACAGCAAACATGAGTTGGCAAATTTTTTTATAATTTGGATTAGATATATACGGCATTAAAGTTAATAATATAGTAGACCATTCTGTATTGCAATATGCATAATATAAAGGTATTGGAATTGGATTAAATATATCTATAATCAATGCAGATGAAATAATAATATGATGTAGTAAAAATTCAGGATTAGAATTAAAAACGATTGAATCTATTCCAAAAAAAAATAATCCATATTTAGTAACAAAATTTCGTTCATATAAATTATATTCGCGTAAAGGCTGTATTGCAAAAAAGGTACACGATATCACGTTTATTATATCTTGCAAAATCATATATGTATTATATGAAATAGGTTTAAATATTTATTTACGTATTTTTTTACTTTTTCGGCGTTTACGTTTATGACTTTTTCTTCCACCAACTCCTGTCTTAGCATGAGGATTCAAAAATGGACCAAAATATCGGCTGCCATTACAGGATTCATCTAAAAAACGTACAACGGAAACATCATATACATGGTTTAATAATATTGCTATATCTATTATAAAATTAGTTGAAATATATTTACGTTTACCTCTCTGTTTAATATACTTTTCTATTTTTGTTAATATACTTTTTATTTCTTCAAGCCTTGAATGACGATCAGTAGGCTTCGGAATGGCAAAAACATCTATAAGTTCATCCATTGTAACAGTAAATAAATTAACCATTTTACCTCCAAAACTAACAAATACTCCTCTTACTCTTTTACTTGTTGACTCTCCTGAATATTTTTTATATAAAAAACTTTTCATTTGATTTGAAGGAGTTGTATTAAATTCGGGACATGTAAGTGTGTTTACACGTATTGGTTTTTTATTTGCACCTAACGGTTTTCCATCCGAGTCTTTGTTATGCCATGATCCATAAGCTTCACATTCTTCTGCTGTAAATGCAGGATCAAACGATTCTTCTAATCTTCTTGCAATCGTGTCAAACTGCATAGTTGGCTGTCGTTTGAGTTTATAAGAAGCAAAACCACATTCAGACATATTTTTTTTCATAAACTTCAATCCGTCTGGAATTTCTCGGTGTTTAGATGGATCTGGTATTTCTCCGTGACAAGAAGCATAAATTCCTATACCTCTACCAAACTCAGTTCCTTCTGTTAATGGGACTACATTTTCTGTACGATTTTCAATAAATTGTTCTTCTTCAGATGTTATACCTGACAGACTAGCCTCCGACCTATCTGCTTGATGTAATTCCATTTCTTCAAAAGGTAATTCTTTTGCTGGTTCATCCTGAACTCCTTCCATCATTGTGTTAACACTTTCTTCATCAAATTCATTAATATATAACGTAGAAGGTGATAAACTTTTAGTTGATTGAGAATTACCCATATATTTATTAGTTTATTTTAATAACATATTATATTTTCTATAGTATGTTCAAATTGCCAATCCAATATAATCAATCGCAAGATGTAGATTCTAGCATTATTAAAGAATTGGAATTTACAACTACAGAAGACCCATCTGGAATTCCAGTGTATGATAAAATATTTTCTCCTAAAAATAAATTTTCCAAAAATAATGTTTCTGAATTAGCAAAGTATTATACTACAAATAAACAATTCTTGAAAGAATCTATGATGGTATATAAACGGTTTTCACATACAGTAGAATCCTATGATACATTTATTGAAGAATGGGAAAGTCTTCAGAAGAACGAAGAATTTAAACTAACCTACCAATATATTACTTATGAAAAATTTAATTTTTTAAATGAATCTTCCAAATTCATGTTTATGATCAGTTTATACTTTATAACATCTCCTGCTTTATTTTTATTTTCACCTGTTGTCATGTTATTATTACCATTTGCAATTATTAATATGAAAGGTGGGACTGTATCTTGGGCTACCTATAAAACACATTTATATGAAGTTACCAAACATCATGCCATTATTAATTTAGTAAACAATTTTAAAACATCAAATCAAAAAGAACGAATATTATTAATTGCAGGAGCTTCTATTTTTTTAGTTCAAACATATTGTAATGGATATGCTGTATATAAATTTTATCAAAATATACAATCTATTCACCAAAGTCTTGAAAAAGTTCAACAATATATGAAACATACATTGACCAATATGGAACATTTTCAATCAGTTACACAAGATTTAACAACCTATAATGAATTTAATAACGGTTTGGCACTTCATAAACAAGTATTAACAAACTATTATTCTAAATTAAGCTATTTGAAAAAGCTATCTTTTTCTTGGCATGAAATTATTCATTTAGGGTATTTACGAACACATTTTTTTGAATTATTTTCCAATAAAGAATTACAAAATACATTTGAATATTCTTTACAATTTAATGGATTTGTATCCAACATTGAACAATTGTCTCTCCAACTAAAAAATAAAACGCTGAATAACTGTTCCTTTTCAACTCGTACTTCTTTTTCACATGCTTATTATCCTACCGAGAAACCCATTAAAAATAGTTACAAACTAACCAAAAATATGATTATTACTGGACCCAATGCTTCTGGAAAAACAACATTTATTAAAATGTCTTTTATCAATACATTATTATCGCAACAATTTGGTTGTGGATTTTACAAAAAGGCAAAAATATGTCCATATGATACATTTTGTAGTTATATTAATATTCCAGATACTTCTGGTAGAGACAGTTTATTCCAAGCGGAAGCAAGACGTTGCAAAGAAGTATTGAATTGCATTGATCATACAAATTCACGTGTTTTATGTATTTTTGATGAATTATTTTCGGGAACAAATCCAAAAGAAGCATCGGCAAGTGCTTATGCATTTTTGAAATACATTTCATCCAAAACAAATTGCACCTTTTTATTAACTACACATTTTTTGGACGTTTGCCAAAAATTAACAAAAACCAAAAGTATTTCTATTCATCACATGAAAACATTGAACGACCAAAATAAATTGACGTACACCTATAAATTATCCGAAGGAATTTCGGATGTTCGCGGAGGCATTAATGTTTTAATTGACATGAATTATCCTAATGATATTATTAATAGTGCTAAATTATGCGGTTAAATATTTAAACATAATATATATATGAATAGTATATGAAGTTATTACTATGTTTAGCAATGTCATTGGGCCTAAGTGCAATCCTGTATTTTTATATGAAACAAAAGATTTCTAATATTGAAAATAGATTAAATACTTTATCCGATTTGTTGCAAACACTTACTAATGAATTTTGCAAGAAAGAAGTAAAAACATTATCCAATATACCTTTAGACAATTCTCTATATACTGCACCTCTTTTTGAAAATAATGAAGTAGAAGAATATTCCGAGGAAGAAGGATCAGAAGACGAATCCGAAACAGACTCAGAGGCTAGCTCATCTCTACCTAAGTCGCCGACAGATGATGATTCTCTTCCTAGATTGGATTCAGAGGATGAATTAGAAGAAGTTCAAGAATGTAAAGTAATTGAGCTCGTGAAAGAAGTTGTACCTGAACCCGAAGAAAAAATTATAGTTCAAAAAGAAAAATCTTTAGAAATTGAACCCGCTGCCCCACTGATTAAAGTATCTGATGACGATGTTTTAGGAACGAAGCAGGTCACTGTATCCGTAGATTATAGTCATTTGAGTTTGAAGGATTTGAAACAAAAAGTAAGTGATTTAGGCGGACCTGCTTTAAAAACAAAATCGGCTTTATTGAATTTTTTAAAAAATAAAGTATAATATATAATATGAACAATATCCATTTTGATTCACCGCCAAAAATGGCAGATGGCCGAACGTATTCCAACTGGCAACCTGGAGCTGTAATTAATGAAAATATTCGGAAACAGGAAAATATACATACCAATAGGGATTATAGGCATTATTTACAATCTAATGCAAATTCTATCATGTCTTTGAATAAACGTGTTGCATGTGAACAATCGGGATGTACGCCATTGTATTCAACTCAAAATCCTTCCCTGCCATCTGATTTAAAACAAGTTTATTTATCGCGGCAACAATTACAAGAAGATATTTTTATTCATCACAATGATTTATTCAAATAAATTAACAAATACACTATATAAAAATATAGTGTATTTTATATAATGGACCTTGGTTTTACAATCATAGATAAATTTTTCAAGGAAAATCCAAACTTTTTGGTGGATCATCATCTTGAATCATACAATAGATTCGTAAATAATGATATTCGTCAAATCATTAGACAAAATAATCCAATATCCTTTAATAAAAAGTTACAATCTAAAAATGGCGAAGATATTCCAATGCATCAATGCGATATTTATATTGGAGGAAAACAAGGAGATAAAATACAATTTGCCAAACCTATTTTATATGAAAATGGCGAAAAAAATTATTTATACCCAAATTATGCTCGGTTACAAAATTTGACCTATTCTTTTTCTATTATGGTAGATATTGATTGCGAATTTAAAATTAATGAAAATTCCGATGCCAAAATACATACCATTAAAGATGTATTTTTTGGAAATATCCCAATCATGGTTCAATCCGACATGTGTATTTTAAATAAAATGCCGCCTGATGTACGGTTCAACATGGGAGAATGTAAAATTGATCCTGGCGGTTATTTTATTATTGATGGAAATGAAAAAACTGTCATTAGCCAAGAAAGGTTTGCCAATAATATTTTACGCGTTTCTAAAACCAATGATGAAAATAATATGTTTGTAGCAGAAATTAGATCTGAATCGGAAGATGAATCCAAACCTGTTCGCGAAACCAAAGTACATTTGGTTACTTATCAAGATGAAGAAAATTTATTCAATGAACATAAAGATGATATGAAACATATTCCGCAATTAGTATTCCAACAAATTGTAGTTACCATTCCCAACATAAATATGCCAATTCCTTTATTTATTGTTTTCCGAGCATTAGGTATCATTTCGGATCAAGATATTATTAAAATGTGTGTACCTGATGACGACCCACGTATGATGGAGTTGTTGCGCCCAAGTGTATACGATGCCAATAAAATATTTACGCAACAATTGGCCATTGAATATATGGCTCCATTTACTAAATATTTAACGAATTATCACACTTGGTTTATTTTATCCGATTATTTTTTACCGCATATTAATGATTTATCTGAAATAAAACGTCACTTTACTTTTGATTTGGTTGAAAAGGCACACTTTTTGGGATTTATGGTAAACAGGTTGTTACGTGTCGCCATTGATTTAGATAAACCAACCGACCGCGATTCATTCCAATTTAAACGTGTAGAACCTTCTGGTGTTTTATTATCCGACTTGTTCAAAGAATTTTATAAATCACAAATAAAACATGTCATTAAAATGATGGATATTTACCATAATGAAACTGAATCTACATACGATGATGATTCAGAAGCGTTCAAACAATTTTGCATAGATACTATTTCTCCTGTATTAAAACAACGTATTACCGAAAAAGGAATGATTGCAGGTTTTAAAGGAGATTGGGGATCAGAAACATATACGAAACGTATTGGGTTATCTCAAGAATTAAATCGTCTCAGTTATAATACCGCCATTTCATTATTGCGAAAATGTGTCATGCAAATGGATGAGAATTCGGTTGTTCTTGGTCCACGATATTTACATGCAACTCAGTGGGGAATGATGGACCCAGTAGATTCGGATGGCGGAGATGTTGGAACCCATAAAAGTTTTTCTATTTGTACAAAAATTTCTACCGAAACAAGTAAACTTCCTATATTGCAAATGTTACATTCCTATACTAAAAAGGCTGGTAGAATTTATTGTATTGAAATTGTATATACTAAACCAGAAATATTATTCGCGTTTACAAAAATATTCGTAAATGGACACTGGAAATATTCTACCAATACTCCAAATGAACTCGTCCTAGATTTAAAACACCGACGCCGAACTGGCGATCCACACATTACCATTTGGACAAGTATCAGTTTTAACATTCGCGAAAATATTATTTATATTTATACCGATGCTGGAAGAGTATATCGTCCTCTATTATATATTGATAATACCAAAAATGTATCGTTTGATATAGAAGACGCAAAAGTAACCTGGTCCAGTATGTTGCAAGGAAAACCAGGAAAACCTTCTTCAGTTGAATATATAGATTGTACCGAATCTAATAATAGTCTTATTTCTCTCAATCATTTACCAAGTTATCACGATACTAACTTTACACATGTAGAAATTCATCCATCTCTTATTCTTGGATTTATGGGATTACATATTATTTTCCCAGAACACAATCCTTTACCTCGTAATGCATTCTCGTGTGGTCAATCGCGCCAAGCTGTTGCCGTCTACAATACAAATTATCAAAATAGAATGGATAAAATGGGTGTTGTTTTAAATTACGGGCAAGTTCCATTGATTAAATCCTATTATTTACACCATTTAAATCAAGAATATATTCCATACGGTATTAATGCGATGGTTGCCATTATGTGTTATACTGGATACAATACGGAAGATGCCATCTTAATCAACCGAAGTTCATTGCAACGCGG